AAACTAGCCACTGGCTGGTTTGCATCATCTGCCGACGCTATTGAAGCCGCAGGCGACAAGGCTACAACACCAAAGAGGGTTGCAGACTGGCGCATCAAGCTCAAGGCCAAAAAGACCAAGAAGCGCAAGCCATCCAAGCCACTAGGCTGGAAGCAGGTAGAGCCAGAAATCAAGGCGGTGCCTGAACCAGTCATTGATGACGCAGCACCAACCCGCGCAGAGCTAGAGGCCAAGGCTAATGAGTTGAGCATCCGTTTTGACGGTAGGACAAGAGACAAAAAACTGGGACAATTGATTCAAGACAGATTGACCGAACCGACTACGGGAGAATGAAATGGGATGGACTAAGCGCCAATTCGTCACGCAAGCCTTTGAGGAAATTGGCCTTGCCTCCTACGTTTTTGACTTGACCCCAGAGCAATTGCAATCCGCACTGCGAAGGCTGGACACTATGCTTGCGGCATGGAACGCGCTAGGCATACGCTTGGGCTACCCTCTGCCATCAAGCCCACAGGACAGCGACTTAGACGAGCAGACCAACGTGCCTGACAGTTCAATTGAGGCTATTTACACAAATTTGGCCATCAAACTGGCACCCAGCTACGGCAAGCAGGTTATGCCAGACACCAAAACAACGGCCAAAGAGTCTTACAACACTTTGCTGTCTCTAGCCGCTATGCCATATGAGCAACAAATGCCTGGCACAATGCCAGCAGGCGCAGGCAATAAACCGTGGCGCGTTTATGACAACCCATTTCTTCGCCAGCCAGTTGACCCACTTCTTGCAGGTCAAGACGGTCAAATTGAATTATATTAAGGTTTAAATCATGCCAACCATCAATCAACTCGCAAGCCTCAGCCAAGTCTCTGGCGGCGACCAACTCCCGATTTACGTGCCAAACAATGGCGATGCTCGCAAGGTATCGGTCAGCCAATTGCTGGCCTACTTTCAAACCGTATTTGCAGCACCAACCGTTTCAACCACCCTTTACACACCTGGCGCTGGATTCAATATCACTGTGCCAACGCCGGTCAGTGAGCAGCAATGGATGCTTTTGCAACCGGCTGGCACCTTGGCCACCGGCACGATTACCCTGCCACTGAACACCGGCGTGCCTGATGGCACTCAGGTGCTGATAACTAGCACGCAAACAATTACAGCGTTCACAATCGCGCTTAATGGCGCGGCTGCAATCTTTGGGGATGTCTCCACCATTGCTGCTGGTAATGCTGTGCAGTATCGCTACTATTTAGCGACCAATAGTTGGTACAACATCACTAACGAGGCAGGGGGATTTGATGCGGCAATTCAAGATTTTCTAAACAACCCAACAAGCGCCAATTTGCTTGCGGCAATGACCGATGAGACAGGCACTGGTTTGCTGGTGTTTAACACCAGCCCAACCTTTGTTACGCCTGTGCTAGGTACAGTGACTAGCGGCAACATCAGCGCCTGCACAAGCACCAGCATGGTGATGGTCACTCCGATTCTTGGAACCCCAACATCTGGCACTCTTACCTCATGCACTGGCTTGCCGCTAACGACTGGCGTGACTGGTGCTTTGCCAGTTGCAAATGGTGGCACTGGTGCATCAGGAACAGTGCAGGCATTAAGTGGCCCTGGCGCGGTAAATATCACAAGCCTGGCCACTTCTTTCACTTCGACTGCTACTGGTAATGCTTTGACGCTTGCTGATGGCTCGCAGGGGCAACTGAAAACGATTATTTATGTTGCAGAGGCGGCTGGTGGCGATACTGGTGTGTTGACTCCAGCCAACCTTGGGAGCGCAACCACAATTACTTTTAATGCTGTTGGAGATTCTGCAACGCTTCAGTTTATTGGAACTGACTGGTGGGTGGTCGGATTCCGTGGCGCTGTAGTGGCGTAATGAAAACTCCAGCCTATGCACGCAAAGCAGGACAGAACCCTAAAGGCGGCTTAAACGCTAAGGGGCGTGCTGCTGCTAAGGCTGATGGCATGAACCTGAAGCCTCCGGTTAAGACTGGCGACAACCCGCGCAGAGCATCGTTTCTGGCTCGCATGGGTGGTAACGCTGGCCCTGAGTACAAAGACGGTGAACCTACTCGGTTGTTGTTGAGCCTAAGGGCTTGGGGCGCATCGTCTAAGGCTGACGCACAAGCTAAAGCAAAGAAAATATCAGCCCGAAACAAGGCCAAGTAATGCAAATTCCAATCTTAAACGGGATATTTTCTGACAACACGCCAGAGCTTCGCACCTCGTACCCAGTAAATTTTGTTCCTGTTCCAAAGGTCTCAGGCATCAGCAATGGATTCTTGCGTCCTGGTGATGGGATTGTGGCCAACGGTACTGGCCCAGGCATTGACAGAGGCGGCATCAACTGGCAGGGCAGTTTGTATCGGGTAATGGGAACAAAGCTAGTGGAGGTGTCCAGCAATGGCACTGTGACCACGCTTGGCGATGTTGGTGGGCCAACCACTGAGCTGGTGACAATGGACTACAGCTTTGACCGCTTGGCCATTGCATCAGGTGGGCGGCTGTACTACTGGAACGGCGCACTCACGCAAGTAACTGACCCAGACCTTGGTGTGGTGCTGGATGTTGTGTGGGTGGATGGGTACTTTATGACCACCGATGGCGAGTTTCTTATCGTCACTGAGCTGACAGACCCAACCCAAGTTAACCCGTTGAAATATGGCGCGTCTGAAGTAGACCCAGACCCAGTAGTGGCTCTGCTCAAACTGAGAAACGAAATCTATGCGCTAAACCGCAATACCATTGAGGTGTTTGACAACGTAGGCGGCGACCTGTTCCCGTTTGCTCGCATTGACGGGGCGCAAATCCCTAAAGGCGTGATTGGCACGCAAGCCTGCTGTGTCTATGCAGAAACCATTGCATTTCTAGGCAGTGGCCGCAACGAAGCTCCAGCCATTTACTCCGGCATATCAGCCGTAGCCACTAAGATCAGCACGCAAGAAATAGATAACTTGCTGTTAAATTACACCGAGGCACAACTTGCAGCGGTTAAATTAGAGTCCCGTAACGACAAAAACCACCAACACCTTTACGTTCATCTACCAGACCGTACAGTAGTGTTTGATGCAGCCGCGTCCAAGGCATTAGGCGAGCCTGTTTGGTTTACGCTAACCACTACATTGTCCGGATTCGCGCAGTACCGCGCTCGCAACATGGTCTGGGCTTACGACAAATGGCTGGTTGGCGACCCGCAATCAAACTCAATTGGCTATTTAGTGCAAACCACTGGTGAGCATTGGGGTCAACAAGTGCGTTGGGAGTTTGGCACGCTGATTGTTTACAACGAAAGCAACGGCGCTATTTTCAACCGGCTTGAATTGATAACGCTTACTGGCAGCGTAGCACTTGGAATAAACCCACAGATAAGCACCAGCTACAGTGTTGACGGCCAATCGTGGAGCCAAGACCGAATCACCCGCGTGGGTACAATTGGAGAGCGTGCCAAGCGCATCGCATGGCTACAGCAGGGCCACATGAGGAACTGGCGCATACAGCGTTTCCAAGGCGATAGTGACGCGCACTTGTCCTTTGTTCGTCTTGAGGCTCAGATTGAGCCATTGGTTTACTAATGGCTACAGCACCCGTTTCTCGCAAGCTAAACCTCACACGGGATCAGCTCGCCACCTTTCTGACCGACCAGCAACAGATTAGGCAGTTTGAGCTTTTATTCACGGTCGTTGATACGCTTGAGCCAATTACTAGCACTGACTTTGAGTACCAAGCAGACACAGCGGCGGCCAACGCAAATAATGCCCTAGCGCAGATTAGTGCGCTGGCACAATCACTTGAACTGCTGGCGCTTGCACCAGTTCGTAACAATGTTGAACTTTCGCACGATGTGAATGGCATCCTGCCTTACTCAAACCAAACTGCCTCAGTGCGGTCAAATCAGGTGCTAACATGGCTTTCGATGTAATCACGCCCACAAAGCTAGGTCAAGCGGCTATCACGACAGGCGTGACCACGCTCTACACTGTACCAGCCAGCACACGCACGCTGCTCAAAGAATTCAGCATCGCCAACACCACAGCGGCAGACATTAACGTGCGCGTGTTCTTGGTGCCATCGGCAGGCACAGCAGGCACAGCAAATGCGTTTTTGTACGATGTACCCGTCCCAGCAAATAACGCTTTGCAATACAACGGCATTGAAGTGCTGAACGCAGGCGATACTATTGAAATCCAAGCAGCCTCAGTTGGCCTGACCATTATTGCCAGCGGCGCAGAAGCCACATAGGAGAACTAAATGACCGTTTCAATCAAAGTGCTAATTCCTGCCAAGCAAGCAGAAAGCAGCCAAACCACGCAGTACACAGCAGTGAACGCTAAGGCCATTATTGACAAGTTTACGGCTACTAACACTAGCGCGGCCAACGCCACCATTAGCGTCAACCTAGTCACCACAGGCGGCACAGCAGGCGCAAGCAACTTGATTGTTGACGCGCGTGCTATTGCTCCTGACGAAACCTACACATTCCCAGAGCTTGTTGGCCAATCGCTAGAGTCCGGCGGATTTATCTCCACCATTGCCAGCGCAGCCACATCACTTACAATCCGCGCATCTGGCCGCGAAATTACGTCTTAAAGGAGTACGGCATGAAAGAGTTTATGGTTATCCCCAAGGGTTTTACAGGTCTGCCAATGGGTGATGAATTTCTCACTACAGCAGAGAACAAAAAGAACTACGCTATTGCGGTTCAGGACTGGAACTACGGCCCTGAAATGCCAACCAACGAGCCAGGCGCAAATAAAGAGTTTTACGCAGGTCTGGCAGAGGCTATGCAATCCGATGAAAAGGAGGCGCGGCGCAAGCACTGCTCCAATTGCGGCTACTATGACAACAGCCTGATGGCACAGGTTCGCATCGAGCGCATCCCCCTTGCTGCCTACGACAAGGGCGCAGGCTTTCGTGGCCACTGCGAAAAGCTGGACTTTATCTGTAACGACATGCGGGTTTGCCAAGCATGGGAAGACCGAGAGTATGAAGA